TTACATCCACATAATTTGCTGCCCTGACGGCAATGGGTGCGGCCTTACGGCGTGGACTTCTCCCGGCTTGACGATGTATCGCTGTACCGACTCATAAGTGATGAACGTGGCGCTGCAATTCACGTTCTGACACTGGTGATAACGCTCTTTTGTCGTGTCAGTGATATAGCGACTTGTACGCGCATGTGCGGCATGCTGGCATAAAGGACAATGAAACATCGCGAGCACCTCTTCCGGTTTTGTTGATGGTGCCATTTTAGTTAATTTATCCTTATAAAACAAACAGATAAAAATAAAACATTACTCATCACCTTCTGTTTCGTACTCCACATCAGAAAGCCTGACCTCAAGCTCCAAGGACGTCGTGAAGCCGCTATTATTCAGAAAGTGTGTCACCTTAGTGATTGTCCAGTCCTGCTCGTCTATGACGCGCTTAAAGCCTGACACTTTAACCGGTGTTTCCGTGTAAATATCTGCCCGACCGGTAGCCAGGCTGATGGAGAACTCCGCCACACCCCGTTGCAGTTTATCCCACTTCGCCTGAGCGGCGCGCATGGCCTGCGCTTTCGTGGCATATACCGTAGTCAGGGCAAAAACGTTGTCAGCCTCACCGGCCATGTATTCACCTTCGCGCGCTTCCGGTACTTTTGGCGCTTTCTTCTGCGTGACCGGTTTCGCTTTCGGGTGCTCCAGTGCGCGCAGGTGTTTTTCTTTCTTTTTGCGTTTCAGTTTTACTTTCTGCTTTTGTGGCTTCGGGTCTTTGGTGTGTAACCACTTTGCCGTTACGCCGGTATAGGCTCCACGGTCAGCAATCGCAAAATGATGACGGTCGCCGTCGCTGCGGGTGATGGTAATCTGCGGGATTTTTTTACCGCTGGCCGTCACCCCCTGCCCCGCTTTGAGAAACAACAGTTTTCCCATTTTTACCGCCACCTCACCGCCGTTGCGTTCTGCAAGACGGGTCAGGAATTTCGCATCAGACTCCTGCGACTGGTCGATGTGCGGGATTTTAATTCCGGCCAGTGACGGAGCGACACTGGCTTCCAGCCTGTTACGGGAGGCTATCGCCTCAACAATCGCACCGAGCGTGGTGTCATGCCAGGAGCCTTCACGGCGGGAATTGAGCGTCCCGCGGAAATCTGCACTCCGGGCGCGGATGGTAACCACATCCGGCGCGCCCCGGTGTTCAACCTCATCAACGGTAAATTTCCCTTTGCATACCAGGGCAAAACCTTTCCAGCCGATATACACCGTCAGAACAGCGCCACGAACCGGCAGTTCGACCTGCCCGTCGGCATCGTTCAGTTCAATATCAAGCTGATCAGCCTCAAAGCCCCGGTTATCCGTCAGGGTCATGCTCATCAGACGGTCGCTGATATTGCCGGTAATATCCCTGCTGTCGAGCATCAGCATGTAATCCGGCGTCAGCGTACTGCCTGCATCAAATGTCAGCGCATCCAGCATTATTCCGCCCCCGTCATCCCCGTGAATCTGGTCGCCAGACTACCGGCCTTACCGATGAGCGACTCCGCCTGTTTACCGATATCGCCATAAAGCGCGGCCAGTGATTCATCCACGCGGGTGAGTGACAGCGTAAAATCAATTTTCCGGGGTGTGCCGTCTGCAAAGAAAATACTCCCTGTTTCACTCACCCTGCTGATGACATACATGCCGTAAATCATGCCTGTGCCATCCAGCAACGGCCACGCCCGGCCTTCCTCTGCCATCAGCCTGAGCGTGGTCATCGTCAGCTTTCCGCCGGTCAGTTCGGGATAAAGCACACCGGCCAGCGTCAAGTTTTCCTCACCCACACCGAGAAACTGGTAGGCCTCCCGTTTACCGATACGGGAATTTGACGGCCAGCGATAATCTGATTCACGCTGCATGGTCTGGTGTGGCAGCGTCTGGCGCATAAAAACAAACATACCTAACGCGAGCATCATTTTTCGTCACCTCCTTAACCGTCATGCATCATGCTGGCACGGGCGCGGGCACGTTTATCCCGCTCGTATTTTTCGAGTGCATCCTGTAACTGGCGGTCGAGCTGTGTCTCCGGCGCAGTACCGCCCGTCAGGCTGATGTGATATTCGTTTTTACTCTGGTCCACATAAGAGCGACCAGCCGGTGCCGTGACCGGCTGATAAGCCTGATAGCCTGCATAAGAGCTGGTCGCCGGAATATAACCACCGGTGCCATACGTGGCGGCATTAGTCCTTGCGGCGGTCTGGTCAAGTGTGTCTGACTCTTTGTTGATAACACCGAGTTTTTCCAGTACCCAGTCAATACCGCTGCGCAGTTTGTTGAACGCATTAAGCGGCAGCATTAACGCGTCAGCCAGTGCCTGCCCGAACATGACGCCCGTGTCACGGCAACGGTTCAGGGTGTCCTGTGTGGCTTTGACCGGGGCAATCAGGTTTTTAAACCACTGCCACACGGCCTGTAACTTTTCACCCAGCCAGTCAAACACCGGCTTAAGTGGCGTGAACAGTTCCCCCACCGGCGCAAATGCCGCTTTCAGCCCTTCCACCACACCGCCAAAGAATGCGCTGACAGGCTCCCAGTATTTACGGATAAGCAACGCCCCGGCGACAATGGCGGCCACCACGGCCACAACCGGCCAGCTAATCGCCCCGATGGCGGTTATAACAGCACTGCCAACCGTCGTGAAGATTGCCCCCATTGCGCCTGCTGCCGCGATGATGGCATTGATGCCGGTGATAACCGGCCAGGCTACGAGGCCAATGGCACCGATGACACCAATCAGTGCCAGTGCACCACCGACAATGATGCCGATGGTTGACGCCAGTGATTTGTTTTTCTGGATCCAGCCGTCGAGTTTTAACACATACTTTGTGGCCGTCTGCGTGAGATTACGCAGTGCGCCTTCCTGCTGGTCAAACAGGTCAGTCCCCACCGCCTCATAAGCGGACTGAAACTCCTTAAAGTCACCGCCGAGGTTGTCCTGCATGATATTTACCAGCTCTGCGGTCTTCCCGTCTGAGGCTTTAAACGCAGCGGTCAGTTTGTCCAGCTTTCCGGTTGAGGCGGCAGTCATCAGCACAGCGGCGGCTGAGCTGGCCTCCTCCCCGAAAATGGTTTTCATGTATTCAGCCTGCTGGGCAGTACCGAGCCGGTTTTTCTCAAAACTGGCCTGCATTTCTTTCAGAATGGTAAATATTGGCCGGGTGTTTCCCTTGCTGTCTGAGGTTTTCACGCCAAGCTCTTTGAGTGCATCCCATGCTTTTCCCGTTGGTGCCTGCAGGCGACTTAACACGGCACGGCTTCCCGTCCCCGCCATTGAGCCTGTAATTTTTGCATCATGCAGCGCCCCGACCATTGCGGCGGTTTCTTCAATGCTGACACCGGCATTTTTTGCCACAGGTGCGGCATAGGTCAGCGCATCGCTCATGCCGTCAAAATCGGCGGCGGTTTTGTTCATCGTCATGGAGAGAACGTCCCCGATATGAGCGACCTTATCGTTTGAAAGCTGAAAGGCGGATTTCATCCCCATCAGCAGGGCGGCGTTTTCCTCCATCGTGCGGCGGTTCGCCAGTGCCATGTTCAGCGTGACCGGCGTTGCCGCCTGAATGGCATCAACATCCCCACCCGCTTTCGCGATGATTATCTGTGCACCGGCCGCATCATCCGCCGAAGCGGCGGTATTGTCGCCGAGCTGGCGCGCCTGTTTGCGTAGTGCGGTCATTTCGGCGGAGTCTTTTGCCACTCCGAGCACAGCCTGCAATTCTGAGTTTTTTTGCGCAAACTCGTAGCCGGGCATCAGCAGCTTAACACCGGCCATCGTTCCCGCCGCCGCAATCCCCACACCGGCAGCGCCGACTGAAGCCATTTTTCCGGCCAGTTCCTTTCCGGCCTGATAACGCTGTTTTACTGCGTTAAGTTTTGCCTGTTGCGCACTGACACGCGCCAGCGCGTCACGCTGCCGGTTAAGCTGTGCGGTGGTTTCACTGATACGGTTTTTCAGCCCCTGCTCATCATGTGCAAGATTGCGGGTATTAATTCCCACAGCAGCCAGTTCCCGCTGCTGGCGTTTAACGGAATCCGTCAGGCGGTTATATTTCGCCTGTAAGTCCTCCGCTGCTCGCTTTGCGGATTCCAGCACTTTCGCCTGAGCACGGGTCGGACGCTCGGTGTTTTTAAACTGTGTGGCAAGGGCTTCGGCCTCCTGCCGAGCCTTTTCAAGTGCATGACCAGTCACGGCGAGCTGTGCACTGGTCTTGCGAAATCCCTCAATACGGGATGCCTGACCGTTCAGCTCGCGCAGTGATTTTTGTGTTTCCCGGATATCCCCCGACAGCGATTTGCTCGCTGTGCGGATGGATTTAAACGGGCGGGATGCCTGGTCAACAGCCCTGAGCAATACCTGTAATTTTACATTGTTACTCATTCGTGTTTCCGCTTCGCCGGAGCGCCTTTTCGCGCCATGTGATGAGTTCGGTCAGGCTCATGGGATACAGTTCTGATGGCGGCCAGTGAAATATCACTGCCACATCCGCCATCAGGTCATCGACCGACAGATTTTTCGGGAACGTCACTGCACCGAGTTCGGCGACAAAAAACCGACCACCTTACCGGCCAGCGCCACAAGGTCAGGCAGTTCCAGTGCGGCGACCTCCTGCTCGGTCAGCATCGGTGCCGTCATGCGCGGCAGCACTTTAATCAGTGCATCGACTTCGGAGTTTGCGACCGCAGCCAGACTGACACCGCGCAGCGTCCCGGCATTAGGTTTCATCAGCGTGACCTGTTCGATAACCTGCTCACCACGCCTGACCGGATTGTCCAGGGTAATCACATTTTCTTTGTTCATGGTTTTCTCACTTCTGAATCGGGGTTAACCGGTCAGCCAGGCTGACCGGATGAAAATCACAGGCCGATATTGCGGCGGTGTTGCTCCAGCCGGTCGACGCCGTTCACCTTCTCAATCATGTTGATGGTGTCGATTTCGACCAGCTCCTTGCCGTCCATCGTCAGCCGGAAATAGGTGCAGACCACGGAGATTTTCGACTCGGTGTCTTCTCCCTGTTTGCCCTCGCCGGTGTCGATTTCTTTCTGACGTCCACGCATGACCACCTCGACGGCCACCGTTTCGCCGGTATCGTCGCGCTGGTAAGAGCCTGCAAAACGAATCGGTACGGCATCCACACCGGTTGCGGCGTAAAGCTCCCAGATAACCGAATCCGGGAAGCCACCGAGCGACCACTCCATTGACAGCGCATCGTCATCAAGGCCGAGGTCTACCGGTGCGCTGCCGTTCATCCCCGCACCGCGATAGTTTTCGAGCTTACGGGTCAGTTTTGGTAGCGTGACGGACTTCGCGACGCCCTGATAGCTGTAGCCGTTCAGAAAGACGTTCATTAACTTGAGTTTGCGCGGCATTGCCATCGGTCAGGCTCCTTAATTGCTGTTAACCGAGGTGACCAGATTTGCCAGGTATTTATCGGTAATACGCTGGCGCAGGGTCAGGTTTTCAAGAGGAGGCACCGGTGTATAGTCGTAGTCGATATACAGTTTTCCGGCCTTGAGGGTTTCCGCATCGTTGGATTCTTCGCTGAACCAGCAGGTCGCATCCACGATATAGCCGTTTGTTTTCAGCTCACGGAATTTGGCATTGATACCGTCAACGATGTCGCGAATCAGCGTTGCGGTGATGGGCTTGTCCACCGCCCACATGTGCGCCTCAGCCATCGTGTCGGCCAGCACCTGCGCGGTGCGGGTGTAGTTTTCAAAGAGGAACAGCGGGTCATCAGAGCAGGTACGGTTACCCCAGAAGCGGAAACCGTCGCGGCGAATCAGCGTAGTGACGCCTGACTCGTTAAGCAGGTCAGCATCGGTGCCGGACTCCTGCAAATCCCAGAATACAGATGCACTGATGCCGGTAACACCGTTCACCCCAACGTTGGACAGCGTTTTATGCCAGCCCTGCTCCTGGTCGATTTTAGCGCGCAGCCCCAGCGCACGGGCAGTGGCATACGCGGTGGCGGTGGTACTGGTGACCGTATCCCATGCGAGGAAATCCGGCCAGATGACCATCAGCTCACGCTGGCTGAAATTCTGGCGGTAAGCTTTCACCTCGGAAATGGTCTTACAGCCCCATGCGCTGATATACCCGAAAGCGCGCAGCTTCTGACAGACGGATACCAGTGCAACAGCCACCTCTTTGGTGTCCAGTCCCGGCACACCGAGAATACGCGGTTTAACACCGGTTACCGACTCCGCCGCCAGCAGGGCTTTCAGTCCGGTGTACTGACCGTTTTCGTCGGTGGTGCCGATGATATTGGAAACGGTCTGCGCAAGTTTCGTTTCCTCGTCGTCGCCGGTGCCGTCTTCCACACGCACGACAACGGTGACCGGTTTTGACTGGTCGGCGATGGCCTGCAACGATGCCGCCAGCGTGCCTTTTTTACCGGCCTTTGCAATTGCGCTCTGCACATTGGTAATCAGCACTGGTTTATTGAGGGGGAAGATTTCCGCATCCGCATCGCTGGCCGTGCAGACCATGCCAACAATGGCGGTGGATACGGTGGAAATGACGCGGGTGCCGTCGTTAATCTCCAGCACCTGCACGCCGTGATGATAGTCACTCATCCGTTTAACTCCGTGGTTAATGGGTGCAACTATTTTCTGTTGGGCAGTGCATGAGACGCTATTTGACCTGGCTGGTCAGTGGATGAAACAACAGATAAAGAAAAGGCAGGCAATTCGCCCGCCTGTCCTGATTTGTACTCACTCATTTTCCGACTGACAGTTTACATAGCCCAAAAGCTATCAAATCTGACAGTTTCCTTTGAGCGAGAAGCGGAAGTTGTTCATTTATACAAGTCTGAAAGATGACTACCGAAGCTACAGCGATTCGGTTCATTCATCCACAAATAGTTCCTTTACATTTCATATGTTGATATCCACAATATGCGACAGAGCAGCGCTATGTTTTTATAACCATATGTTTTTCAATTGCTTTAGTTGAGGTAATAATGATACCAATCAAAGATCTAACTCTTGGCTATGCTGATGCTGAAAATTATAAGAGAAGGGAGAATAAAGAATTACTTAACAAAGTGTTCATACGTGATAATCACCTATCTAGATTATGTGAACCAAATATATCGTTTCTTGTAGGAGAGAAAGGTACTGGTAAAACCGCATACTCTATCTATCTCTCAAATAACAATATTAACAATACGCTAGCTACAACTAAATATATAAGAGAGACAGAATATCAAAAATTTATCACTCTTAAATCTGAAAAGCATTTAAATTTGTCTGACTTCTCTGGCATATGGAAAGTTATTCTATATTTATTAATATCAAAACAAGTATTAGATAAAGAAGGGAAAATTTCAAAGTTACTAAATTATTCAAAATTCTCATCACTTAATGATGCAATAGATGAGTATTATCTTAAGGCATTTTCACCAGAAATAATTCAAGCCCTCAGTTTTGTTCAAGAGTCAAAAGTTGCAGCCGAACTACTTCATAAGCATGCAACCTTAAAAGGTGAAGAAAGAGAGTCTTTATCTTTTTCTGAGAGCAGATTTCAGATAAATTTATTTTATATACAAAAAAAATTTGAAGAGGCCTTTAGCCAAATACGTTTATCTCAAAATCATATTTTATTTATCGATGGTATTGATATCCGCCCTTCCTCAATTCCATACGATGATTATCTAGAATGTATAAAAGGATTAGCTCACGCAGTCTGGGAGATTAACAACGATTTCTTCCCAAGTATAAAGGGAGGAAAAGGGAGAATGAAGGCCGTTCTCTTGATCAGGCCAGATATATTTGAATCCATAGGATTACAAAATCAAAACGCAAAAATCAGAGATAATTCAGTATTCTTGGACTGGCGGACAGAATATGTTAACCACCGTAGCTCTCAATTATTTGAGGTATTAGATCATCTGCTTAGGACTCAGCAAGACATGGCCCTTAAAAAGGGACAGGCATGGGACCATTATTTCCCTTGGGATTCACCCAACGTCCATGATAATTATAACCACCCCACATCATTTATTAATTTCCTTCGCTGGTCATATTATCGCCCAAGAGATATATTACGGATGCTCGAAATTATCAAATCACACGCCAGCGGTGATGATGGGAAAAATCAATTTAGTCTAGATGACTTTGAAAGTCCTAGCATGCAAAGAGATTACTCTAACTATTTACTTGGAGAAATAAAAGATCATTTATCATTTTATTATGGAAGTGAACATTATGAGATTTTTTTAAAGTTCTTTGAATTCCTCTCTGGAAAAGATACTTTTGATTACGCTGAATACCTCTTAGCATATGAACAACTTGAAACTCATATTAGTTCCATTTCCACAACAAAACCAAAATTCATGACAACTGCAAATGACTTCCTTCAGTTTCTTTTTGGTCTCAATGTAATATGCTATATAGAAACAACCGAAGATAATAATAGGTTTATACGTTGGTGTTTTAGAGAAAGAAGTTACGCAAATATCTCACCAAAAATAAAAACAGGAATGAAATATCAAATATTTTATGGCTTGGAAAAAGCCTTAAACGTCGGAAAGGCTTTAAAAAAATAAAAAACAAAAATGGCGAGTGGAAAACACTTGCCATTCACCTCATAGTAATAACTAATAGTAGATAATTTTAACGGGACGCAGACCGAATTGTGTAATCTGAACATTTACCAAATATTTAAAATATTATCTGAACTGAGTGATGCCAATCATAGCGCCAATACCTCTTCGCAAGTGACACTTGATGCAGAAAGCTATTTTTAAAACACGCGATAATAATCATCTCCTATGCCCTATCATCTTATGATTCTGTACAGGAAGACGCACGTTAGCTATGCAATCAAAACACACTGATATGACCATTGTTCTTGTTTATAAGGTCCGCTTTTGGCACAGAGTGGACTTCAGATTAGGCTTTACTCTGTGCCATAGATATGTAAGTTCACAACAGAGGTCATACAACTTATTGCGGCATTTCCGGCCATTCAGGATTTGCAGGATCCACACGGCTGACCAGAACGCTGTAACGTTCCCATGACTCCAGTCGTGCACGTTCCTCATCCGTCGCCATATTCAGCCTGACAGCGCGTTCCAGTGGCTGAATAACGTTTTCCGCTTCGGAAAGTAACGCGGCCTTTTGTGATTCTGCCTGTTGTTGCTGTTCATCTGCCGTATAAATCCGTTTAACCACAGCACCATCCTTAAACATCCATTTACCTGAGTCGTCAGCACGTCGGTTGGAGGTAATATCAGGAACCTCAACAACGCTAAAACCTTCAGGATTAAGCGTTGAAGCATCTCTGGTGATAGCGACAATAATATTATTTTCATCGTAAACAATCTTTATTGTGTCTGGCTGAAAGTTCTTCACTTCCTCATACCAGTTTTTTCCGTCTTCGGACCATAACCAGATAACATCAAAATTCTTTGTTAGCTGATATTGCTCTTTTGTTTTTGGATTACCTGACTTAATGTTCTTTAAATGCTGCATAACTTACACCTGCGCAACGTTATACCATGTGCCATTGATGTATTTTTGTATCGGCCTGAAGATGGCTTCATCATCGCCATCTACTTCACCAATGATTCTTAATCCGGTAATCGTGTGTCCGGCTTTTTCATAACGACCACCTCGCGCCATCAATTGAACAACTCGCGTACCCAGGCGAACATCTTTCACATAGCGGGAATCAAAATTTCCCCAGTTGCTGGGTTGCATCTGACCGTTAACAGCAAATATTACCGAGTTATCTGTATTTCGCTGGCTATAGAAATGCCATCCGGCCTCATCGCCTAACTCTGCAACCACTGGACGGGTGGAAGCACCCCATAAATTAAAGGTAATATTCTTCGTGGATGTATTAGAGCTGGATAGCGAGAACTTTTTACTATCACCTGCCTGAATATTTTTAAAAGCAATAGCCACTCCATTCTGAAAACGGAATACACGCTGACTGTTAGCATAAACATCAAGAATACCGTCTCCATTCTGTTTAAATCCGGTATCATTATCACCAAGAACAATAGAGCTACCACCTAGTGCATTCGTCGTACCAACTCCAAAACAGCCATTAATGACGGCATTAACAAGAATATTTAGTGCATCCCATTTCAACGTCATCAGGTCTTTTGTTGTGGTACTCTGGCGGCTTCTCCATTTGAAATATTCATTGCCGTTATCCCCCGTTTCAAACCACATGTATGAATCAGTGTCACCATCGGCATCATTTTTAAATCCAATCTTCGCCCAGTCAGTATTTCGAATCCAGGCAAGGATTGAGTCGTTTTCAAAAGTAAGTCCACCGGACAAGGTATCGCCATTTTTTTGCACGGCGTTCCCGGCTCGGTTTACCGTTTCCTGTAAACCGAGATATTCGATAACGGCGGCAACGGTCGATTTAGCCAGAATATCCCGCCCGACTTTTGTCAGGGTCGCCAGGCTGGCAACATCATTCCCCGTAAAATACGGAAACCTGTCTGCCGCAGTAGCAAGCCCCGCCAGCGCCGTCAGGGTAGCATCTTTCGGTTGCTTACCCGCAAGCGCATTAGTCATGGTGGTAGCAAAATTCGGGTCATTGCCCAGCGCCGCCGCCAGCTCGTTCAGCGTATTCAGTGCGTCAGGCGACGAGTCTACAAGGGCGGCAATCGCGGCCATAACGAAAGCCGTGTTTGCGATCTGAGTATTATTCGTTCCCTGTCGCGCAGTTGGCGTCGTTGGCGTTCCGGTCAGTGCAGGGCTGTTTAATGGCGCTTTTTTGTTCGTTTCATCCATTACCGTCTTAACGGCTTTTGGTGTTGCGGCGAGCGTTTCAGACGTGCTGTTGGTGGCGCTACTAAGCTGGACAAGGCCTTTTCGCGCTGTGGTGGCGTCCTGTGCGGTATATTTCCCGTTAGCCAGGTCATACGCGGCCTTTACCGCTTTCGGCGTTGCGGCCAGTGTTTCAGACGTGCTGTTGGTCGCACTGCTTAACTGAGTAAAACCTTTTGCGGTCAGCGAGGCGTCAGGGTGACGTCGTGACTGTTCATGTTCTGCAATTTTGTCATCAACGTAATCCTGCGTCGCCATCACCGTTGTGGTGTCGATGGTCAGATCCACTGAGGCCACACTGCTGACGATAATGACCATGCGGCAGGTCTGCGAACGTCCTGAGCCTTCGGCAAGGGCTGGCTTATAACTTTCGGCCATGTTCGCCACGGCAATTAACGTTCCCGCATCATCGTACAGGCCAAGCTCACGCATCCAGAAACCGCCCACCTCCGGCGGAATAACCAGCTCTGCGATAATATAATTACTGTTTCGTTTGTCCTGGCTGATTTTGTTCAGCGCATGTCGCCAGACTTCGTGGATAAGCCCGGTCTGTCCGGCATCCGGGACAGGCAATTTACCACCGCCATCCCCGACGGCCATCGTGGTAATGTTGACCTTCCGCCCTCCCGGCGCGGTTGCCGCTGCCAGCTTTGCTGCACCGGCAGTGGTGATAACGGTTTTGAATTTTGTGCTCATTATTCCTCACTTATCCGGGGTAAACCGTAATTACATCGCCGTCATAAGCCACACCACCGGCAAACAGGTAGCCGGGAATGTCCCGGGTAATGTTCAGACCAATAAGGTGGCGGCTTGCAGGTTTGGCATCAGCAATCAGCCGTTCCATTTCCTGATACATTGCCTCTGTGATGCCGCTTTCCAGTACACCAATATCAAGCCGGAAGGTGCCGGGCGGGTCACTGTTTTCCCACCACTCCGTCACGTTGATGAGATAGCCGAGCGGCTCCACCACACGCCGGATTGCACCTATTGTGCCTTTATGACAGTGGATGAAATAGGCATCGCGGATAACGGCGCGTTTTGTCGCTTCCGGCCACTTTTCATCCCACCTGTCGACCGAAAACGCCCACGCCAGCCACGGCAGCAGATTTGCCGGGCAGGTGTCCGGGTTCCACAGCTCACGAATACTGACCGGCGTTTTTTCAATTTCCGCACAGGCTTTTGCGGCGGCGACCTCAAGCGGTGATGAGCCGGTCGGCAGCAGTCGCGAATCACTCATCCGAGCCTCCGGTCACGACGCGGTATTCGGTACAGAAAGACGCCTGCGTACTGTTGAGCACGATGTCGGCCAGTGGTGCAGCCAGTTCGACACGCTGCACACCTTCCACATGCAAAGCGGCATAAATGGCAGACAGACGGATGTCGCGCCCCAGCCGGTGCTGTGCCGTGATATACGCTTCCAGCTTTTTCACAGCGGCAGCGCGGATGGGTTCGCTTTCGGGACCAGGGTAAAGGTAAAGCGTGGCGTTTATCTGGTATTCAACGATGGCGGCAGACTGCACGGTCACGCGGTCGGCCACCGGCCTGACGTCCTCGCCATTAAGGGCGTTACGCACCACAGCCAGCAGGTCTTCGGATGCGACGCCGTTATTTTCACGTGACAGCACAGAGATGGTGACACAGGCCGGAGACGGACTGGTGACAGAAATATCCGCGACACGCCCGTCAGCACTGCGACCATGATACTGATAGGCTCCCACTGACCCGGCGACGCTTAAGCCCTCAAAAGCCTGCTGAATACGCAGACGATAATCGGTGTCAGATTCCATCACTGCCGGTGTCGGCGGAATGGTCGAATCATCTGCCGGGGTGATAGTCAGGCGCGTGGTGTTGTAATTGGCACCAATCACATCAAGGTCATTACCGGCGGCACAGGCCAGCATCACCGCCCGCGCAGCCTCATTCACACGCTGACGCCAGATAAGCTCACGATAAGCATTTTCCTCCAGCAGTTTGACGAGAGGCTCAGATTCCAGTGTCAGGGTACGGGCGACCGCCTCCTGCTGGTCTTCCGGGTAAAGGGAAATCAGTGTCGCCTTGCGTTCGGCAAGAATGGTTTCAAAGTCCAGCTCCTCGACCACATCCGGTGCGGGTAGCTGGTTCAGGTCGATAATCGGCATGGTTTCAACTCACAGGGATGGTTAACGAAAGTGGCTGGCCGGTGTCGTTGTGCTGGCCGGTTAACGTGACCGTCATTCGCCCGTCAAAACTGCGCTCAGTGGTGACGGATGACAGGGTGACGCGGGGTTCCCATTTCAGCACTGCCATGTAACAGGCGACCTTAATCTGCAACTCAAGCGCCGGAGTCTGCGGCTGGTCAATCATTGACGCCAGCAACGAGCCGTAATCACGACGCATCACCCGTGAGCTGACGGGTGTGCGCAGGATATCGCCGATACTCTGGCTGATATGTTCAAGGTCAGTGACAGTCAGGCCATCACTGCGATTCATTCCGAGATAACGCGCTGTCATAGAGGACTCCCGGTTGTGCCGCCGCTGTCGCCGGGGTGTTTATGGGTATGCAGTACCTTCCCGTTTGATGAGAGTTCACCGCCGGTGTGTTCAATGTTGCCACGCATCGTCCCGCCCTTCTGTACTTCCAGCGTGCCGGTAATCAGCCTGTTGGTGCAGACCACCTCCGGTGTGTCCAGGGTGATGCGGGTTGACGCTTTCACCATGACCACCGGCACCGTGGCAGTAACAGAATCAGAAGCCGTCACGCTGGCCGTTTTAATTCCGCTTACCGTGAGTGCACTGGTTTCGGGTTCATACTCAATCACCGCCCCGTCAGGGAAACGGATATGCAGGGCATCCGCCGACGCAGACGGCGCGGGGTTATCGCCGGAATAAATCCCCGGCAGAACGAACGCCGTGTCAAGTTCACCACCCACGGCCAGAATCAGCACCTGTTCCCCCACGGAAGGTGCCCACCATGTGCGCGAACGTCCTGCGCGATGGGTCAGCCACTGAAGCCAGTCGGTGCACATGCCGCCGGTCTGCACGCGGCAGCGACCGGCGTTAAGGTCGGTTTCGACGATAATGCCGGTGCGAATCATGTTGCGCAGTGCGCGCGCGAGTTCCTGAATATTTGCGAGAGTGTTCATGCATGTGAGATTGCACAATATATAAAAGTTATGCTATCTGGATTCATTTGTAGAACTACCAGACAACATTCAAGGAGAGCGTAATGGTCAGCTATAATGTGACTAATGTGTGGGGGCTAATCGTTTTTTTCCTTTGTAGCTTTGCAGTATTAGCATTTTTTAGCTTTGGTAAAAGTAACCTTATGAGGCTTATTGCACATTATTTCAATTTTGGATATTCAGACAAAAAATTAAAAAGACTTGACCGCGAGTGGCGCGACATTCAACTATTTAAAATAATTAACGGAATCAATGTATCAGGCATTGAAAATGTGAGAATGATACAGCAGGGACTGATTGATGGAAAACTAAAAACATCGTATTTTTTCCTTACTCGCATCTGGGGTGACATAACAAAACCACCACACATAATTAAAACAATAATTGTAATTCTGGCCAGTATTTTTTACATTCTCCTCGCATGTTACATACACAACGAACAATCCGTTATAGTAAGGGATGCCATAGGCATACCATATAAAAACATGATGTACTATGTTTATAGTGACAAAGTTCTTTTATCCTTCAAAAATAAAGCAGTTGAATTTAATAAAACTTATAGCCTTGCCGATTGCAAGAGACTGCAAAACGTATTTATAAAAGACACACTTCCTGAGATCGCCTGCAATAAGCTCTTACAGCTAAACGAGGAGGACTCCGAATGGTTAAGTCAGGAGATTAAAGATAATAACAGTCACAAAAAAGCATTATTAATACTATCCCTCGTCTATTTCACTTCAGGTCTGGTTATATTCCTGTCATATACAAAATTCTTTTACGCCAATAAGAAGGTTTTAGAATACAAAGCATCAAATAAAAATCACTCATAAACCTCTAAACATTGAGCGACCAGCATGGCCGCTCAATGTTTAATTGCGCATCAGCCTCTGCCTGGATAAAACTAACGCTCAAGGTGAACCAGGATAATCTCTTCAATCATCTGCACATCCTCACCGGTAAAGCCGAGCAGAGGACGCGCCGGATAATCAATTTTCTTACCGTCTTTCCGGTTTTCTTCCGACAGACCGAACTGATGCACACTGGCGATTTTCGGCGACTTCCCGCCGTAAAATTCCATTGATGCCTGCTCCGGGCTGGCGCGGATATGCAAAAAACGACTGGTAATAAGTTTCGCAAACATTTTTCGCTTAACACGGCCAGTCTTTTTTCTGGCGCTCTGCTGCTGGCGTGGCGCGTAGGGTGTGCCGTCCGGGGCTTTCTGAGCCATCACCCGACGCTGCTGACTCTGCCGCAGACGTTTCGCCAGTTCGGCACTCAGTCGCCGACGCCCTGACGGTGACAGCGACTCAATCAGTCCGGTCAGCCGGTCTTCAAAACGCTTAAACTCATTCATCCCACTTGCTCACCAGTTCGCCATTGATATAAAGCTCCATCGGGCGGGTGACCGGCTCCGGCGGCGTGGGTTCCGGGATATTCTTCACATGCAGCGCGCCGTCCACCTCACTGACCAGCGTGCGCTCGGTCAGCATCAGGCTGATGCTGATATCAAAGCTGCTGTCATTGTTGATGTCTGCATAAAACGTGAAGCCCTTTTTCTGGCCTTCGTCGGTGGTCATGATGTCGGGCTGATTTTCCCGCAGCCACGCCAGCACCGGCACGATGAGCAGGTCAAAATCACCGGTAAAGTCGGTCACAATGACATTGAGCGTGTAACGCTTTTCGAATGACAACGACGCCGCCAGTGTGGAGGCAATACTCCCGTTATCCACGAATATCCGCAGCATATCGGGGTTAGTTTTCAGCACCGTGACGGCATCAGTCAGCGCCCTGAGCAGGCTGTCGGGTTTGAGCATCGTTTTCGTCCTGACAGTGTTTAATCATTTTTACCTGGCTGGCACAGCGTGCCAGCGCGTTCTCAAGCTGCCGGATATCGGCACTTAAATCGCCGTTCGTCTCCGGGTCACTGCCCGGCATCGGGCAAAGACTCACTTTCGGGCAGGCGTTGTGGACAATCACTGGCGTCGGTGCAGGCTGGGCGCTGGTGCAACCGGCGCACAGCATCAGGCAGGTCAGCGCCGTACCAGCGGCGAAAATCTTCGTTTTCATTGAGTAACCTCGTGATGGTTTTCTCGCGCTGCGCTTCACGCTTCGCGGCGTTCTCCAGCTCCTGACGCAGTACCACCTGCGCCAGCTCGTTTTTATCTGCCCTGGTGATGGCAACATGAAGCTGATTTTTCAGCATGGTGATGGTCGTCTGCTGCCCGCTGGCGACACTGTTCGCCCTGTCCAGCGAGGTGCACAGGCTGGCGTTTTTATGCTTCGCCAGAAACAGACCCGTCACCGCCAGCGATAACAACACGACCAGTGCAATCATCAGCTTTGACATGGTTCCCGCCCCTCAAAACGCTGACGGCAGGCCGTACGTATCAGCCGGAAAAACACCGACGCCACAAGATAAATCAGCGCGGTAAAAATCCACCCGGCAGCGACCAGCGCGATAAACGTCGCCACCATCACCACCAGAGCCGCCGCCCGTCTGCGCCACGGCACCGGCTGCAAAAACAGCGCCGTGACAATCTTCACGGCCAGCGATTCCGGCGGCAGCTCCCGCCCGTAGCGTTCCAGTACATACTCTGTGGCATACACGCCGACACCACCGGCAACCACACAGATAACCGTCGCCAGAATCGCCCAGGCGGCGACAAAATTGACGGCCACGCTCTGCGGGTAAATCAGGGACAGTGCCAGCATCAGCGCCAGCGACACGTTCAGCATCAGTGAAAGGGATAATTTCTTCATGGTGTTTACTCCGTTTAAGCCGGTACGCCGCCAGCGGTACGCCAGACGGTGACCAGTTTTTCCAGTGAATGCTCACGCTGACCGTAACCGGCACCCGGCAGGGACGCCCAGATATTGCGACAGCGTGAAATGGCGCGCTCAATGCGTCCCGCCCGGATGTCATCCAGTGCACCGCGTTCGCGGATCAACTGAATGGCGAGTCTGTCCTGTGACAACGGACTGAAATCCGGCAGGGCAAGCTGTTTGCGGTAGTGCGGCCAGAACAGGTAAAGCTGCTGATAGCGACCGGAAGCCGTGGACTTTTCACCGCGACGGTTAAATACCTTCGCCGGTCGGCCATGCGCGAACGGGTGGTCACTGTAGTCGGTGAAAATTTCCGGCTTCCCGTCCAGTCCGGTGACTATCACGTCATAGCCCCGGTTTTTCGTCAGCGGATGATTCGCCGTCCCTTCGGACACGGCCAGCATGTCGAGAAAGGCGGCGATATTCTGATGCGTGTTAATTACCGGCATTACTGTTTCCCCCTGCCCTTAAAGCGGCGCTGAATGGCAATCTCAATCACCTGATAACCGGCGATACCCAGCATGGAGCCAATGCCGCACACCGCAGGCAGTGACAGGTCAGGAAACTGCACCAGAACAACACCGGCAACCATTGAGACAAAACCACCGAGCAACATGCGCCCGATAAACAGACGCGGGGTGATGGGTTCACCACCGGCAAGCACCTTGCCGACAACAATCAGCACCCCAATCATGAAAAGCGACAGGACGCTTTTTTCTTCTGCTGTCATGCGTTACTCCCACAGATTGACAGTTTCAGCCACGGGCGCGGTCTGAACGTCGGGCAGTTCGACGGCGGTGCCGTGTGGCAGCACCGCACCCAGTTCAGCCAGTCCCGGATTTGCGGCGAGCACGGCCTCGACCACGCCCTCAGTGCGCCCGTAATACCGGACACAAATGGCGTCGAGCGTGTCGCCCTGTAGCGCAAAGGTCTTCATCAGATTTGACTCACGATGCAGCGCGGCTTGTCCTGGATGCGCGCCACTGCCCAGCGCATATCCCGCCACAGTTCATCGATGGTGCTGTCAATGCTGTCAGCCTTCTTGTCGCCTTTCGCACTGGCATCCACACCGCGATAACGCTCATAAAGCGACGCGGTCGCCATCGCACACACGGCGCGCTCGTAGTAAAAAACTTTGATGCTTTCACCGTCGATGTCGTCCGCCGGGACGTCCGCCAGACGCGTAAAACCGGCAGCAATTTTCTGTTCGCGGTACTCGTACAGCTCCGCATTCGTTTCAGCCATGCCTGACTTGATGGCCTCACGCAGACGGGCGGGGGCGACGGTCTGCTCAAGGCGCATACGTTCCCGGACGCGCTTCGGGTCGATATCGGGAAAAAAGAACGTGTTTTTAATCACCGGCTCGTCGCCTGCCGGTTGCGGGATGACCACCGTACCCTCACCGGACACGGGAGCCTCCTTTCGCGGAATAATCAGCGTCATCATGACTACCTCTGAAAAGTCGGGCGGTGGACGCCGGTACAGTGTCAGGTGATTCACCCTCACTGACCGGCGTGCCGCCCTGGCGCGGGGCGCATTCGGTTGTTAACTGGCTTTCTTTTTCGGGCGTCCACGTTTTGCCGGTGTCACGCTCCGGGTCTTACGCGGGGCGCGGGTGGCCGCTTTTGGCTGCAGCTCCGGCTTCGGTTTCAGCTCCCGCTCCAGTCGTTCAATCTCTTTTTTTACGCCTGCCTGACAGTCGAGCTGTGTCGCACGTTGCAGGTGCGACAGCGCACCGGCGGCATCACCAGCGTCACGCAGAAACAGACCGGTGATTTTGTGCAGCTTTGCGCGCACTTCATCAGGCATGTCAGCCGTGGCGGTCAGTTCAAGGGTCTCCGTCAGCAGGCGGGTATCCACAGACTCACCGGCAGCGTGAGCACGCATGGCCGCGAGCGCCACCTCCTCGGTGAACATGTACGGCGGGGTGCGGCGGTGTTTACCCGGCATGGTCAGACCGTACTTCAGGGCATAACGGGCAATCTCCAGTGCACCGGCAATATCGCCGGTATCCAGACGCCACAGCATGACCGTCATCAGAATGTCATCCTGTGCACCTTTGCCCTGCTCCAGCACGCCGTTCACCCACGGCAACCAGAACGGCAGCAGTTCGCGTTTTTTCGCGGCCTTCAGCTCTTTTGAATAAATCGCTTTCAGTGTGCGCTGGTCTGCGGCCAGCTTGACCAGCATCTGCTCATAGACAGTTGCATGTCGCAGCGGGGCGGCTTCCCGCTGCGCGGTCATCGCTGCCGAGACCCGCATCATGTGGCGCTGTGCGGGACTCGTCATCGGTTACGCTCCCGGCTCTGCGGTCGCCTTAGCCGGTGTGGAGAAATCACCGACCTTAATTTTTTCCACCAGACAACCGGCGGCGTAGTCTTCCACCACGTAATCAATGTTCATTGACTCGTAGTTCTCCACGCGGTCGAGTTTCGGGTTTTCCTCAATCACGCGGCGATGGCTGTCATCCATGTAGTAGATGGACAGGTTTTCCAGCTTTGTGATGAGCATCGCATCCGCCGGGAAGTACGGGACGCGTACCGCCGGCAGGTTACCGATGCGTTTCTGGCTGATGATGACGTCAGCGGCCAGCATTTCGCTGTTGTCCTGCTCCTTGTTGACGATGGGAAAATACTTGTCCGCCAGTAGCTGACGTCCCACAATCACCACAAGGTCAGGGTCTTCCTGATACCACGGCTCAATAAGGTTGTTGGTCGCATCCATCACCAGTGCGTCAAGGCTGGCATAATCACCGCCCTTACCCACGCGGATAACCTCAGAGGTGGTGTGCCCTTCCTCGTCAGTGACCTTGCTCATCACGCGCGCCGGGGCTTCATTGCGGTATTTCTGCAGCCAGCCGACCGCCACATCCTGCAGCATCGGATTACTGTTGCGGTCAGAGGTTTCGGCACGCTTCACGCCGTTAAAACCGGCCATGATGAAATCAAGGGACTGGCGTTTGATAATGGCGTTACGGATACGGAGCTGGAAATCCTGATAACGCGCCCACAGGTCCAGCGTTTTGTAGCGGATATAAAAATCGAAGTTAACCTGGTCGCATTCGTACTTGTTGGACGCCAGCTTCGAGAAGTCCTTCGGCTGACGCTCGGTGCCACCGGCGGTGTCGGTGGTGCTGGCGATGGAGCCGGTGACACCGATACCAATTTTTTCCCCTTTCATTTCGCTGACCGGCACAATGTTGATGCGGGTCAGAAAGTCAGAGGACTCCTGCATGGTGTTCATCAGGGTCTGGGTGACCGACGGTTCAACGGTGAATTTTTTCGACACATCACCGGCGTCGATGCCGTTCAGTTCGGCAACACGGGACAGGTAGGCATTAAATTTAAAGCGGGTTTCCTGGCGCATAGTTTTTCCTGAAATTAAGGGTTAATCGTGAAGGTTTTCCCGGACTGACTGACGCCGGTCAGCAGTTCGTCATCAGGGCGTCACCGCCACCGCCGGTGGCTTTACTGCGGCGCTGCTGGGTCAGACTTTCGGTGTGGTCGAGACTGTTTTTCAGGCGGGTGAATGCCTGACTGGTTTCATCCGCCCTGTCAGTCACATCCTGCTTAAGTGCGGAAAAGGCGGTTTCCATCTCAGCAAGGCGCTGCTCAGTGGCGCTCAGTTTTTCCTGCACATGCTCAGCGACAGCGGTCACCGCTTCATGCACGTCATTCAGACGGGCGTCATCGCTGGCCTGTTTGCGGCCAAAAATGGATTTCACCTTTTCGGTCAGGGCGGTGAACACGGTTTCAGGCAGGTCTTCAAATTCCAGCTCAACAGGCGTTGCCACTGAAATCAGGTTTTCAGGGCTTAATTTGAAGCGGTTCAGAGGGTTGTGTTTTGCCGTGCGGCAGAATTCCAGGTATTCCGTGCCGAGGCTTGCCGGGTCATCGGTGACGGCCAGACCCACCAGATAACATTTGCCGGTATTGGCAAAGTTCGGCTGAATTTCCATTGAGGTGTAGACCTTCTGCGCGGCCTTGTTCATCGCGATAAGGTCATCGGTCGGGGTGATTTTCGCAAACAGCGCCCATTTGCCTTTCAGCGCCGAATCATCGTCAATCTTTTCGGCCTTCAGTTCGACCACATCGCCATAACGCTTAAAAATACCGTCAGGCAGGATGCCGCGCAGATGTTCCAGGTTAATGCGGCAACCATAGACTCGCGGGTCAAAGGTTTCGGCCATTTCCTGAATATCCTGCGCACTGATGACACGCCCGTCACAGGTGTCACCCTCAACGCCGATACGAAAGAATTTTGAGACTTTTTTTGCCATTGTCAGGAGTCCTGAATAGTGATTAGAGGAGTCACATGTCGGCATCAGTTTCCCGACGATGCGCATCCTCCGCCATCAGTCCCGGATGGCTTATCACTGACACAACAGCACCTTAGCGAATCGCGGGGCGCGACTCAGTAGCCTTGCCGTGTATTCATCACGGCGAGGTATTCATGACCATCACCACAGACACCACTCTTTTACACGACCCGCGTCGTCAGGCGGCGCTGCTGTACTGGCAGGGATTTTCCGTGCCGCAGATTGCCGCCATGTTGCAGATGAAACGCCCGACGGTGCAGAGCTGGAAACAGCGCGACGGCTGGGACAGCGTTGCCCCCATCAGCCGTGTCGAAATGAGTCTGGAAGCGCGGCTGACCCAGCTCATCATCAAACCGCAGAAAACCGGCGGTGACTTCAAGGAAATTGACCTGCTCGGACGCCAGATTGAACGACTGGCACGGGTCAACCGTTACAGTCAGACCGGCAACGAGGCAGACCTTAATCCGAACGTCGCTAACCGCAACAAAGGCGGGCGTCGCAAACCGAAAAAGAATTTTTTCAGTGACGAGGCCATCGAAAAGCTGGAGCAGATTTTCTTTGAGCAGTCTTTCGAATATCAGTTGCACTGGTATCGCGCCGGGCTTGAGCACCGCATCCGCGATATCCTGAAATCCCGCCAGATTGGCGCGACGTTTTATTTTTCCCGCGAGGCGCTGCTGCGCGCCCTGAAAACCGGTCATAACCAGATTTTTCTGTCGGCCAGTAAAACGCAGGCGTATGTGTTCCGCGAATACATCATCGCCTTTGCCCGGCTGGTTGACGTTGACCTGACTGGTGACCCGATTGTCCTGGGCAATAACGGCGCAAAACTGATTTTTCTCGGCACCAACTCCAACACCGCACAGAGCCATAACGGCGACCTGTACGTCGACGAGATTTTCTGGATCCCGAATTTTCAGGTGCTCCGTAAGGTGGCATCAGGTATGGCCTCACAGAGTCACCTGCGCTCGACCTATTTCTCCACCCCGTCCACGCTGGCGCACGACGCCTACCCGTTCTGGTCCGGTGAACTGTTTAACCGGGGACGCGCCAGCGCCGCCGAACGCGTGGAAATCGACGTCAGTCATAACGCCCTTGCCGGTGGGCTTCTCTGTGCGGACGGCCAGTGGCGACAGATTGTCACCATTGAGGACGCCCTGAAAGGCGGCTGCACATTGTTCGACATTGAGCAGCTTAAACGCGAAAACAGCGCCGACGATTTTAAAAACCTGTTCATGTGTGAATTTGTTGACGACAAGGCATCGGTGTTCCCGTTCGAGGAGCTGCAACGCTGCATGGTCGACACGCTGGAAGAATGGGAAGACTATGCGCCGTTTGCCGCAAATCCGTTCGGCTCACGTCCGGTATGGATTGGTTACGACCCGTCACACCGTGGCGACAGCGCCGGATGCGTGGTACTGGCACCGCCGGTGGTGGCCGGTGGCAAATTCAGAATACTTGAGCGTCACCAGTGGAAAGGCATGGACTTTGCCACCCAGGCGGAATCCATCCGCAAACTCACCGAAAAATATAACGTCGAATACATCGGTATTGATGCCACCGGCCTCGGTGTCGGCGTGTTCCAGCTCGTGCGCTCGTTCTATCCCGCCGCGCGCGATATCCGCTACACACCGGAAATGAAAACCGCAATGGTGCTCAAGGCAAAAGACGTTATCCGTCGTGGCTGTCTGGAATATGACGTCAGCGCCACCGACATCACCAGCTCGTTTATGGCTATCCGCAAGACCATGACCAGCAGCGGACGCAGCGCCACCTATGAGGCCAGCCGCAGCGAGGAAGCCAGCCACGCCGACCTCGCCTGGGCGACCATGCACGCCCTGTTAAATGAGCCACTCACCGCCGGTATCAGCACCCCGCTGACATCCACCATTCTGGAGTTTTACTGATGAGCAAGAAAAAAGGGAAAACACCGCAACCTGCGGCAAAAAAAATGACCGCCAGCGCCCCGAAAATGGAGGCATTCACCTTTGGTGAGCCGGTGCCGGTACTCGACCGCCGTGACATTCTGGATTACGTCGAGTGCATCAGTAACGGCAGATGGTATGAGCCGCCGGTCAGCTTTACCGGTCTGGCAAAAAGCCTGCGTGCTGCCGTGCATCACAGCTCACCGATTTACGTCAAACGTAATATTCTGGCCTCGACATTTATCCCGCATCCGTGGCTGTCCCAGCAGGATTTCAGCCGCTTTGTGCTGGATTTTCTGGTGTTCGGTAATGCGTTTCTGGAAAAGCGCTACAGCACCACCGGTAAGGTCATCAGACTGGAAACCTCACCGGCAAAATATACCCGCCGTGGCGTGGAGGAGGATGTTTACTGGTGGGTGCCGTCCTTCAACGAGCCGACAGCCTTCGCGCCCGGCTCCGTGTTTCACCTGCTGGAGCCGGATATTAATCAGGAACTGTACGGCATGCCGGAATATCTCAGCGCCCTTAACTCTGCCTGGCTGAATGAGTCGGCCACGCTGTTCCGCCGCAAGTATTACGAAAACGGCGCACATGCCGGATACATCATGTACGTCACCGATGCCGTGCAGGATCGCAACGATATCGAAATGCTTCGCGAAAACATGGTCAAGTCGAAAGGCCGCAACAACTTTAAAAACCTGTTTCTCTATGCCCCACAGGGGAAAGCCGACGGCATTAAAATTATCCCCCTCAGTGAAGTGGCGACGAAGGACGATTTTTTTAATATCAAAAAAGCCAGCGCCGCTGACCTGCTGGACGCGCACCGCATCCCCTTTCAGTTGATGGGCGGCAAGCCGGAGAACGTCGGGTCGCTGGGTGATATTGAGAAAGTGGCAAAGGTCTTTGTCCGCAATGAGCTTATCCCGTTACAGGACAGGATCCGCGAGATAAACGGCTGGCTCGGCCAGGAGGTCATCCGCTTTAAAAACTACTCACTGGACACTGACAACGGCTGAACATCGCCGCCTGCGGGCGGCTTTTTTACATCCCGTCATCACGCCCTCACACGCTCACCACCGCACAAAACACCCCGCAGACACACCAACAATCTAAACGCCATCACGACGCGCTGAGACGCTGAAAAAATACAATCAGCACCACCGTCAGCGCGCAGTGCTTTCCCCGCCTCGCCCGCCCGCTTCATGGGTCGGTTTTAATGCAGGTGCATGACCACCATGGTGTCGCGCCTATTCTGACGGAGCACGATCTAAACTAGCAGCTCCAACGCATGCAAAACAATGCGCCTAATGCTTGCACATCTGAAAATAAAAATCGTGTAGAAAGATATAGCAAAGTCTGCATATTAAAGCTGGCTGGCACGCAACTCATATCGCAGTGATTTGCCAATTACATTGCGCAAAATTTACACTAACAACGGTTATCAAGAAGCAGGCGCAAATTGATTATCAAAAACTCGATCTAATCTATTGATCTAGACACGAATATTTATGCATCCTGATATTGTTTTAAAGGTCTTTGATTGCCTAATCAAGTCCTGCACTACTTTGGCGTACAACACTTACATAAAGTTGAAAACTACAGAAGGGCACAAGAATGGGTTACGAAGTTGATTTCTTAGCAGTTGGAGAAAAAAAAAGTGGAGATGCTATCTGCATAAGATGGGGCAACCTCCACGGAACAAGAGCAGAGCAAAAAGTTGTCGTAATTGATGCGGGGTACGCAAGCACTGGTCCACAAATAATTGAACATTTACAGAAATACTATCATACAAATACTATTGACTTACTCATATCCACGCATCCAGATAGCGACCATGCTGGCGGCCTTGAGCATGTGATTGAGAATGCGGAAGTCAAAGAGTTCTGGATTCACCAGCCTTGGGAGCATAATGAAAATCTCGCGCAGGAATTTGCTGATGGAAGGATAACAGATGCAAGTATTGCCAGACGTATACAAGATAATCTACAAAAAGCCTATGATGCCGTCAAATCAGCGAAAAAAAAAGGAATAGAAATTAAGGAGCCTTTTCAAGGCAGGACTTGGGACAATTCTAAACTGGTTGTTATTGGACCAACACAAGCATACTATGAAACATTAATCCCCGATTTTGCAAGAATGCCTGAAAAAGCAGAAACAACTGCAACCAGTGGTACAGATGCATATAACTACTTTTTTGAGAAAGCCAAAGAACAAGTCGAGTATATTGCTGATTGGTTCTCTGATGAGGGAATTGATGACAAGGACACAACTACTGCACAAAACAATTCAAGCGTTATATTAAAAATTGAAATTGACAATAAAACACTAGTATTTACAGGTGATGCAGGAATAACTGCATTAGATATGGCTGCTGATCATATAAATAATAACTCATTATCATTTATTCAAGTGCCCCACCATGGAAGCAGGAGAAACATCGGTCCAGCGGTGCTAAATAAGCTCGTTGGAAATATTGTAAGCGAAGGAGGAAGAAGTGGTGTTTGTGCATTTATATCATGCGCACCGGATTCCGATAAACACCCTCATCAAGCGGTCATTAATGCTTTTACAAGGCGTGGAGCCAAAGTAGTCGCCACAGAAGGCACCAATAAACGCCATTCTAGTAATGCCCCCGCCAGAGATGGCTGGACTGCAGTCACCCCACGCTCATACGCAAGGAGTTATAAGACTGAAGAATAATTCGTTAAGCTGCCTTAGGGCAGCTTATTATTAGCCTTACTCACTCTTAATGTAATAAACTTAATTTGCTTAACGTACGACACAATAAAAACAAAAATCAAAAACAATGAAATCCATTTCGACGCCATGTAATCACCACCAACTACAAACGAAACAAAAAACAAAGAAAACAAAAAAACCAAGGACATAGAGAATAACGTCCTATACATATTTGCAGTTTCTTGAAGAAGCTCTATTTTATTATCCTTTCTACATGCTGAGATATATTCCTCATATGGAACAAATTTTACCAGCCCCAAAAATTTCAACACAGGCTCAAAAACAATAGACCCAATCCTTCCGATAATTATCCCCGTAAAATAGTAAAGTACCACATTCTTAACAACATCATCTGTGGATAATATCACATTGGTTGCCCGCTCAAACAAATAAATAAACAAAGCACCGGGAAAGAGATTGTTAAATATATTATAAGACGATATTTTTTCCCATAAACCATCCATACAACACACCTTTTAACCAATTTTAAAGACGCCATTTTCATCAAAAGAAACAAAAATAGCAAGAACATCAGAACAAACTCTTTGAACACCTGAAAATATTATGTTCCGACACCATTCATTTTGTAAAAGCAGAATATCCCAAACACACATCGATTGTAGGATATATAAACGTCTTCCTGCCATATGTTATGGTAGCCCCTCGCGCCAGCGCCTCAAGCTCCCATCGCTGCGGCCTGATACCGTTCTGAGCAAGGTCAACGCGGATACGGGTAATTTGCATTCGTTCCGACCGGGTCAGTCTGGCCGATGGCGCTATTTCATGCGGTTTTAACGGGCTTCCGTTTCTTTGCTGACGGTTTGGTCTTCTCAGGCCGTGTTTTAATGCGCTTCTGAGCGCCCTCACGACCTCCGGGTCATTCCATTCGATAACACCGTCATCTACCAGATTAAGCACTGCTGCGGCGTGCTCAGAAGGCGTGGGAGCCGGTAACGAAGTATCACCACCGGTGAGCTTTCCACAGTTATTGACAGGACTCCGAGGCGCGGCGATGCCGCTTTTTAAAGTCAAAGGCTCAACGACCGGAACTTTCGGCACAATGCGCCAGTCCGTCGTTCTGGTGATATGAATATGACGCGCGCCGAGATGCGGCGCGTAAATGCCGACCACTCTCTCGACTTCTTCCTCGTACTCGTTAACGTCATCCGACGGGCTACGGGCGACTCTGACAGTCTGGCAATCACGCGGAACATTTGCCCCACCCTGCGCGCTGATATACAACGCAAAATCACCACTGTCTGCGGCGGCACGTGCAGCCTCAACGCGTTCGTCAAACTCATCAGCAATGCTGACGCCGCGAGGCAATTTGCGTAGTTCACGGTAAGCCCCCATTGTCGGCAGGCCAACCGTTTTAAATTGCGGGATGCGCCACGTTGACGCCCATGCGGTAACAGCCGCAGCAGTATCTTTCAGCGGCCTGCCGGTATCGTTATCGAGCTGACCATCCAGTGCATAGCCGTCGATGTTTTTTGAAATGTATTTCGCGATATATCCCGCAGCACCGCCCCGGTTAAGGTGTTTTGCCTGAAAACGGTTTCGCGCGGCTCCTCTTTCGTCGCCATCCTCTTTGAGCGCATAGCGACGCATGATTTCGATAATCTGGTTACGCTGGCGTGGATTACAAAAAAGCATCATATGCCAGTGCGGCGTTCCGTCGTGGTGTGGCTCGACGACTCGCAAACCGTAGACCTGTAAATCATTATCCTTGAATGCCGTGCGCATCAGGCTCCAGATACGGCAGAGATAACGCTGCGCATCCTTTGGATTAAATGCCTCATCGTTCCAGCCGTGATTAAGCTGGACGGTTTTACTTTCGCCTTTTCCGACCTGACGTGTCGGGTGATACTTTGACGGCGCGGTCAGCGTGATAAACATCCCCACATCACCCTCTGCGGCGGCGTAACGCTCAATACCGGCAATGGTGTTCATCAGCTCCATCCGGCGAATTTCAGGATTAGAAATACTGCCCATCACCTTACTGATAAGGTCGATGCGCTCGCCGGTTTCCCTGTTTTCAAGGTCACACGATTTAAGAAATTCCAGATTTGCCTGGCGGCGCGCACGCACATCACGAATGGCATGTTTACTGGCATAAGGAGAACGGTCTTTATTGACCTCCCCGACAGCAATCAGTAACGCCTCATGCCAGCGCATACGCTGGCCTTTAAGCTGATGAGTCCACCACTCATCGTTAAACAGACGGGCAATGGCAGAATATGCCTGCCTCGTGGTCATCTGTCCTTTACGGTATTTTTTCCAGTAGAGAGGGGAAATATTGAAAGCACGTGCAGCGCCAGCAACATGACCATACAGATGCGCCTGCGCCTCATCTGTAAACAGCGATTCTTTCTCGCCATGTGCATCAACCCATGCATCGCAGAGTTCCTCATACATCATGAAAAGCTGCGATGAGATACGGGCGGCAAACTTTTTCAGCTCCTTGTCATTCATCCCCGGCAGACGCGCATAATGGTCACGCTCTGCCAGAAACAGCAACGACGCGTCGGTATTCATTTCATGGCGCTGATTCACGCGCTCAATACGCGGCCATAAACGGCGCTGAAAAGTGGATGTGAGGAAATAAAACCCGTGCACCGGGCTTTTATTGCGCCGGATGTAGTCATAGCGTGAAGTAAACAGCGAGCGCAAAAAGTAAGGCAGGCGATTAATCGTGGATAAAACACCTTGCACCTGACGCATCTCGTCACGTGTAAGGGGTCTTTCGCGCCCGACGGCCTCGCGTGGCGCGTTCCATGCATAAGCACCGGTAAACGTCTCACCGGTGCCTGCGGCAAATACTGACGGAGGGACAAAACGCCCGGAGGCTTTAACGGCCATATGAGCCAAAAGCCTCTGAACAACGCTTGCTGAGTTGCTCAACCTGCGCGTTTAAATCAGCAAAAGACTTTGCGCTTCCGGTCAGAATATCGTGATGCATCAGGCCGGAAACGAGCTGGCTTAATTTCGGGTAATAACCAACCACCGCCAGCCATTCCTGACCGGCGTTTTTACCGCTTTCCGCTCTCTTTTTCTCGTGGAGAATAAACTGAAAGCTGTCACTGGTAACGACATAACGTTCGCCAATTTCAATACGAATACTCATGCCGTTCTCCGGTAATGTTTGTTTTTTGCTTCAAAGACTGACTGACAGGAAACACAACGCGTGGCTGACGGATAAGCCGCACGACGGGCAGCAGGTATTGGCGCGTCACACTCTTCGCAAACCAGCGCAGAAACACCGCAATGCTTTACCCTTGCCGCGTTAATCTGGCGCTCCAGTAATTCAGCCTGTTGTTCCTGAATAAAATCTACGTTGTCCGGCATTATCAGCTCCTTTTATCGTTAAGTTTCCTGGATACATCAGCGCAATAACTGGTAAGTTCTGTCGTTAATTTTGTCAGTTCATCCACGGAGGAAATTTGCTTGTGGAATACAGCGCGTTTAACAAGTAAATTGACCACATCAGACAGGAGGTTTAATTCATTCTGATAAATCGCGATAACAGATTCAGTTATGTCGCGTTTTTCTTTATCAAGACAAAGTTGAATAAGAGACAAATCGCCATTTTCCATAACGGCGATTTTTAAGGCGTTATTCAGTAATACAACTGAATGAGAACAGGACATCAAAGCACCTCCCCGCGAGACAATCCGATATTGTGAAATTTTTCCGACTCCTGACTGAGCAGCTCGACTATCTCCACGCGGGATAACTCCGCCTTTGTGATATGGCGAATCATGGCGTCAAGATGAGAAGAAAAGCGCGTCGCAGCGTCGGCCTGTGCTTCGGTTCTGGCCTGTTGCAGCAGTAATGCGTATTTACCGCACTGATTTTCAGAAACTGTATGCATGACTTTCTCCAGGCAAAAAGAAGCCCCGCACAATTAAGTGCGTTAAAAACTCTGGTTAATTACTTAATGCAGATATTGCTCTGGTTTTACCGACGTCAGAATTGTCGGTGCATACTCAAACAGGCTGAATAATTCACGTAATGCACGGAATAAAGCATCACGCCAGTAACATGATTCTTCATTAATTCGCCAGTATGGCTGGTTGAATTCTTTTTCAGTCAATCCGGCATGCATAAATAAAGTACGACGCTGACTGACTGTTAAAAAACTAATATATGCATACTCACTTGCGCCAACCTGACGGCGTTTTGAGAATGCCCCACGCAGTTCATCAATTGCACAAACCAGCCGTTCACGTTCGACGTCGTTCATTTCTTCAAAACGCATCGTTGCGTGACGCTGTTTTAACTGCGCATGGAAGCAAACCGTTAGCCGTTCGCGTTCCATCATCTGATTATAATAATCGCATGTCTCCTGCCAGCGAGGGACGGCCAGATGCTTACCAATTATCCGGCGCATAGCTGCTGGCTGTTTTTCAACGAGATTGAGCGTCATCACTGTCATTTCCAGACCCTCCGGCTTTTCAGAAAGGTCAGAGCCTTTTTTAACGGACTCTGTTTTTTGGTGCGGATAATGATTCCCTTACGCCCCTTACCGTGGGTGATGGTGAAGTCAATCGCCCTGGGGCTTTCGTTACGCAATAACTGAGCAATACAACGAGGCTCGTTCATCCTTTCCACCTTAAGCCGCACGGCCATGTCTTGATTTGCTGTAACCAATGCGATTTTTCCAGTCATGCCATTCTGTCGGAGCTTCATCAACTAGCTGGGCTGCGTACTTGTCCCACTCACGGCGATTAATCCATAATTCAGCTTTCCCTCTTGGTTTTAATGGGTCTGTCATGTAGAAGGCTGGCAGCTTTCCTGCTTTAGCCATTTCAGCCACCGCGCGTGGTGTCTTACCGATGTAAAGAGCAAAACCTTCTTTCGACAGCAAATCAGATGGGCGCTCTGAAATCTGAATGCTTTTACGTTTGGCTTCATTTTCGAAACTTGCCTCATCGCTGGTTGGACAAGAAATTTCTACATTTGTCGTCACTTTGCTATCCTCCATAAGATTTGCGATTCACCAACTGGAGCCATCTAGAGCCTTTTTGAGCGAATCACAAATTGCCAAGTAACAATATAATTGGAGATTAGCAAAATTATGTCAAGTGAACAAAGTGAGAAACTAAAGCTCATCCGTGAATCCGAACGCCTTAAAACTAAGGAACTTGCTGAATTAATTGGAATTAATTACTACACATATCATGGATATGAATCAGGAAAATCAAAAATGCCTATGGAAGCAGGTATGAAGCTGTTTAAGCATCCACGCTTTCGCAAGTATCGTGACTGGTTCATGTTTGATGAAACAGATCCAGCAGCTGGACAAATAGCCCCGGCTCTCGCACACATTGGGCAAGACTCAACAACCTTGCACCACTCAGACCAGAAGACTGGCTGACGATTTATTCAGCATATGTGTGTAGTAAATGTACGAAAGAAAATTGCATTAATTTTCAAGTAGTAGAAGTAAACAGCGTCATCGGAGGGCTTTATGTCTATTAAAAAGCTCGATGATGGTCGTTATGAAGTGGACGTCAGACCGCAGGGTGCAGATGGAAAACGTATCAGGCGGAAATTTAAAACTAAAGGTGAAGCTCAAGCATTCGAACGTCATGTACTGGTTAACTACCACAACAAAGAGTGGTTGGAGAAACCAGCCGACCGCCGAACTCTTACAGAGTTGTTAGGCAGATGGTGGATATATCACGGAAAATCACATGAGCGTGGAGATATTGAACGGGGGCGTTTAACGACAATAATCGCCAAATTTGCAGAAATGGGAGTGTCCAGAGCTGACCAGCTAACAAAGAAAACGATAACTGATTATCGCGTTGTAATGATGAACGATGGTCTGAAACCAGCCAGCGTAAATCGACATCTGGCAATAATGAGCGGGATGTTCACCAAGTTAATTGACGCCGGTGAATACCACTCTCACAACCCGTTCCGTGAGATTAAACGGTTACGTGAAGCTGTTACGGAAATGGCTTTTTTGTCCAGTGAAGAGATTACGCGGCTGTTATCCATGCTTGATGGTGATGAATTAAATGCAACTCTGGTCTGCCTTTCTACTGGTGGACGCTGGAGTGAAGTATCTAATTTAAAAGCTGAACACATCATTAACCAGATGGTTACGTTTATGAAAACTAAAAACGGAAAACGCAGGACAATTCCCGTTTCGCAGGACCTGATTAAACGGATCAAGACCAAAAATTCAGGCAGGCTTTTTAATGCCAGTTACTACAAAGTGCGTAACGCTCTCAGGGAAGTAAAACCCGATTTACCTGACGGACAAGCAGTACATGTTTTGAGGCATACATTTGCCACACATTTTATAATGAATGGAGGTAACATAATCACATTGCAGCGCATCCTGGGTCATTCTAACATTCAGCAAACTATGACCTACGCACACTTTGCACCGGATTTCTTACAAGATGCTGTGACTCTTAACCCGGTGTCAGGAATGTCCATAATGCGTCCATAA